TCCATAAACGTGCTGGTGAGTATACAGAAAGAGGAATGAATCCTGATGCCTACTGATAGAGAACTTTTGGAAATGGCGCTTGATGATCTTGATTGGGCAAAGGCAATGCTTAAGTTAGACGGTACGGATTCTCACGAATGTCTTGATGATGTGATTGCTGCCATCACAAAACGGTTGGAGAACAAAGATGGGTAAGTTTATTCTTGCTGAAGATGATGAAAACTCTGGCGGTTACCATTGGACTAACATTAATCGTAATGATTACTTCACCTTTGACGGTGCATGGGCAGAAGATTTCGATTCTGAAGAATGGGCTATCATTGCTGCTGAACAGCGCACTCAAGAAGGTTGGATTGTCAGTTCTTTTCGCAAACTAGGATACACAGTAGAAGATGGTTATGACAAACAAGATGACTAAGCGTATTATCATGCTCGTTGGTGTTCCTGCTTCTGGCAAGTCCACTTGGATTGAGAAAGAGTTTCAGGGGCAATGTTGGGTTTGTTCTACTGACAATATTATTCAATATATGGCAGATCATGAAAACAACACATATAATGGTGTTTTCAATAAGTATATCAAAGTAGCAGAACGTGTGATGTGGGAAGATTTTGATCGTTTTGTTGACGGTAATCATTATCCCATTATCATTGATCGCACCAATCTGAATCCCAAATCTCGTAAGAAGTTCTTTGATCGTCTTAAGAACTTTCATCCTAATCATGGTTATGAGATTGAAGCGGTTGTGTTTCCTACTCCTGAGAAAGAAGAATGGGAACGTAGGTTGAACAGTCGCCCTGGCAAAACCATTCCTCAAAGTGTTCTTGACAGCATGGCACAATCTATGCAACAGCCAACATTGTCTGAGGGATTTTCAAAAATCAATATTTCTTCTTGACATTTTTTCGGATCTGAGTTATAAGGAATGAGTAACAAGGAGACTGACAATGTTTGATTTCTATCTTATCGCCTCAGTTATCGTCAATATTTTTATGTTCATCATTTGGCGTCGAGGAGATTTGTTTAACTTGAGCCTCAAGATTCTGTTTCTGATTCTGTCTGTTTCTGGCGGACTTGTTGTGATAAACAACTATCACCTTATTCATTGAGTATAAAATATGTCTAATCGTTTTGTAATCTCTGACACTCACTTTGGGCACACCAACTCGTGGGAAAAGTTCAAGCTACCAAACGGCGATCCGCTGCGCCCGTTCACTTCCACTGAGGAAATGGATGAAGCGATGGTAGAGCGTTGGAACGCTAAGGTCGGTCCTAACGACACCGTGTATCATCTGGGCGATGTTGTTATCAATCGCAAGTCGTTGCATCATGTCAAGCGCCTGAACGGTAAGAAGCGTTTGATTCTCGGCAATCATGATATCTTTAAGAATCAGGATTACCGTGATGTTGGCTTTGATACTCTGTATGGCGTTCGGGTGTTTGTGGATCAGTTCATTCTGAGCCATATCCCACTTTTTGAAAAGTGTGTATCTGATAGGTTCGTGTGTAATGTTTCTGGGCATCTTCACGCAAACTATATTAACTCACCGCGATACCTGACAGTTTGTGTAGAACACACCGACTTTACACCGCTGTCGTTTGAAGAGGTTGAACAGAGGATTGCTGCCAATAAAGAATCCTTTGAACGGACTGGATCAGTTATCAACTATGGTGGTGGAGTTGATATTACTTCGTTTTAATCTACCTGTTGAATAATGAGACAATGCGTCTTCTGGTAATATGAAGTAGGTTTTTATGCCATCATTATACCATCTTTTGTTAGAACGTGTCGCTTTTGTGTTTATTTTACCTATTTTTCTGCCTTCATAGAATCCATCAGGCACTTCGGTTGGTAAAATAAACACGGAAGTTATACCGTTTGTGTACCACTTTTTATTTCTACTCAAGAAACCGCCGATCTGAGCACCATTGTTATTAAAAGGACCTCGCCCCTCATAACATTTGTCATTGGGTCGATTCTGACAAAACCAAGATTTAGTTCCATCGGTCCACCATTTATGTAGTTTACGGGTTTCTGATTGTGATTTTCTTGTTTTTTCTGATACTATTTTGTTCTTAAAAGTAAGTCCATCAGAGTTATGTCCGTTTAGCGACAATGTATGATGTCTGGCATTAACTTTCTGCAAGAATCTGGTCTCCCACAATAATGCTTCTTCTTGATTATAAAAGGTTTTCGTCACTTTAATAATATCTGGTTCGCCATTGAGTCTTCTATATTCTGCAACGGCATTTGATGAAGTGAAATATGTTGTCCATAGATTGTTTGGGTTTGCGGTTTTAGTTACCGATGCATATTCAACGCCATAATACCAGACCCCAGTTCTGGTCCATTTGATGTAATAAGTGTATGGGATATACCCATGTGAATAAATAGTCATACTGATGCTCCTTGCAAGCGTTAGAGTAGGTGGATGCAACCAACATCGCGACCTACATTCTTATTTATACTTTTCTATTGACATTCCCAATAATATTTGATAGTATTAAACATACAACAACAGAGGCGTAATATGAGCCAAAATGGTCCTGAAAAGATTGTAAGTGTTTCCTACATTTGTCGCGGGTGTGAGTTTCTGAAAACAAAATATTGGGTTGAGTACCCAGACGGTGAGCGTGATTCAGGAACTAATGCAGTTTGCCATGCGATTGATCCACCAAAACATATTTCTGCGTATCATGGTATTTCAAGCACGACTCCTGCTTGGTGTCCGTATATACAAAAGGATTGATTATGCGGTCAATATTTATGATTGAACACACCAACTATGAACCGCTGTCTTTTGAAGAAGTGGAAGCACGTATTCAGAAGCGTTGGGCTGATACTGGTTATGCACCTGTTGCTAGGGCTTGGGGTAATGGAAGTGGACCTAACTGATGTCTCAACATTATTTTATTAATACACAGAAGGGTATTTACTATACCAAATGTGCATATGGCGATGAAGTTGAGTATGTCTATATTGTGGACTTTGACGAACCTGATGTGCAAAACCAGTTTCAGCATTTTCTTAACTATGTTCGCAAAGACGGTGCTGATGCAAAAATACAACAACTCAAAACAGAGTTTAAAGCACTTCGCGAATTGTTCTAATAACAGGAAGTGGGCCTAACTGATGAACGAAAAGAAGCCAAACTACGTTGTGGTGACACATTCCTTCAAGGGTACTGAAAGAACAGAGTGTAATACTGTTGAAGAGGCATGGAATGCTGTTGGTAACATGTCATTCGGCGGTATCTATTCTGTTGATTCGCCCGTTGGTCTACCGACTGATGAGTTTATTCCATACTAAACATAACGATGAAAGTGGACCAAACTAATGATTGACTGGTCAGAAATGTTGCATGTGCGTAAGCCAACCTCACAAGAGAAGGCACTTTATAATCGCTGGCGACTATACTTTAAAACTTGGTGTCCAGAATACGATGAAGAGAAGGTTCACAAATATTGTTCCCGTAATGCAGAAGTAGGCGAGGAACCACCAGAAGCCTGATAACTTTTCTGATAAAACACTAGATATCGCTCTTGCGAAAACTGGAGAAGCTGCCGAACTGGCTTATGCTATCTATTGCTTAATCACCGGTGGTGATCCTGAAGACGCAGCATTTCTGCTTGAACAGTATGGTTACACAGATGAGAACGGTGAATGGAAGTATGATGAAGATCAATAAGAAAGCAGCACTTGCAACCATAAAGTTTTGGTTGTTCATCATTGCTATGGTTCTTGTTTTTTTATTGTGCTTCAAATATCCTGATATCGCCCTGCCTTTTCTCTTGACAGTTTGGTTTATTTTTGTTACACATTGCGTATACAAGATGTACGAAAGGTCTCTGTAAGTGAATATCTTTTATATCGATGAGTCTGCACAGCAATGCGCTGAGTGGATGGTTGACAAGCATGTGGTCAAGATGATCGTTGAGACGGCACAACTGTTGTCTACTGCACATCGCATTCTTGACGGTGATGAGTATGTTGGTGAATCTAAAACTGGTCGTAAAGCAAAGCGTTGGCGATTGAATGATGGTCGTCAAGATGTTTTGTATTCTGCTAGTCATATCAATCACCCTTCTGCTGTGTGGGTGCGACAGTCGGTAGAAAACTACAACTGGCTTGCTGACCATATGTTTGCTCTTGGCAACGAGTACACTTATCGTTACGGCAAGAAGCATTCGACAATCGAAAAGCTTGGTTATCAGTTGCAGTCTCCGCCTTACAAGTTGAAAGAATGGGACTGGACTCCAATGCCTTGCTGTATGCCAGACGAATACAAAGTGTCAGATGATCCTGTATTGAACTATCGCGAATACTACAAGATTGGTAAGGCAAATCTTCACAAGTGGACTAAGCGTGATGCACCAGATTGGATGTCATAAATACTCCTAAAAGGAGAATGACATGGTGGCCCAACAGGGATTTCAATACGAAATAAATGCATGTGATCTGTTGAAAAAATATGGATTTGTGCCTAGTAACTTCAGACCAGCCGGTGCCGGAAACAATCAACCCGATCTAATGCTTCTCTATAAAGGTAAAGAAGCAGGATGTGAGTTGAAGATTTCTGCTGCATCGGCTGGTTCTTTGGTTTTAAAGTACAACTCAAACAATAAATCAAATCCTTGGGGTTTTTCTGATATATCTGAGCAAGATGAAGAAAAGATTTTCATAAAAAATCTAGCAAATGATATTAAACTTTTCGATCTAATCAAACAATATTGGAAAGAAGTTCCTTATAAAAGAGACAAAGATGCTCTCTGGATGGCCACTGCCGGTAAACTATCAAAGAAGCAAGTATACGAAAGAGACCGCGACACCTTCAAAGATATAAGGGGCGAAATACCTGCCAGTAAAATCGAACAGTATTATAATAAGAAAAACACATACTATGTTAATGTGGGAACACACGGATTTTATCTGATGGGATCTAGAAATCCATTAGGACTAAAAGATGTTCCAAGATTTGGTTCTTCAGCAAAAGCAACATATAGAGCAAGAGTTCAATATAAGGGATCTGATAACTATCAGTTTACTTTTGAAATGCAGTTCTCTATATCATCAAAGTCTACTTACAACATTGCGCCTGTTGATGGTAAGTCAGTAAAGATACAAGAGAACAAACTTAACTTGTCTTGCTTTATATAAATACAACATAATCCAGCAATCAAGGCATAATGATGATCAACTTCCTATCATTCTTATCAGAAGCAGTAGAACACATCGGTGGTATCCAACATATTGAGCATCCATCCGATAGAACATTTGACGGACCAGAAGCGGCACAACATGCAGTAGACACGCTACGTGGTGCAGCAACAGGAACTGCTCCAATCTCACGTAAGATTGACGATAAGATGTCATACAATGTCATCAAGACTCCTGATGGTCGCGTTGGTGTAAAATACAAGGGCAAAGGTTCGCATTATAACTTCACCAGCGAAGATGTCGATACACAGCATGGGCACAAGCCATATCTTGCTCATCCTCTGAAGCTATTACTAGAGCATCTACCAAAAGTCCTACCTGATCGTCCAGGCGAGTGGCAGGGTGGTTATATGAGCGATCCATCAATGAGAACAATCTCAAATGGTCGTATCTCACATCAACCAAACACAATCGAATATTCTGTACCAACAGACACGAAAGAGGGGCAGAAGCTTCGCAACTCTAAAGTCTCTACAGTTATTCACAGCGAACTTACAGGTCCGAACAGGGAAGCACATCCTGTTACGGACCTTTCTGAGTTTAAAGAGCATCCAGACGTTCACATGGTGAGTCATCTAGTATCACACGATGAACAACATGGCATTGATCCTGTTGCAAAGCGTCAAGCATTGACACATCTAGACCGCGCTGAAAAGCTAATGAAGAACCACACCTATGATCATTTAGCTGGTCACGAGATTCCACTTCGCACTTATATCAACTCAACAGTATCGTCTGGTGAAGAGCCTACGGTTGAAGGATATAAAGAGCATCTTGGTCGTTCTCATCAAAAGAAAATCGATGCTGTTAAGATGCAAAAGACCAAAGAAGCTAAGACAGCCGAACGCGATGCTGCAATGAAACACGTTGAAGAGAATGCAAAGTCTTTTGGTAAGTCGCTAAAGATTCATGGGCACGTTCAAAATGCTACCAACATTCTAGCAAGAGCATTGGCCAAGTCTGCACATGGCGGATATGGGCACGCGATTGAAGGCAAAGAAACTGGACCAGAAGGTTTCGTTTCAAACGGGCTAAAGATCGTTGATCGTGGTGAAGGTGGCTTCAGTCAAGCGAATCGTGCAAGAAGTGCCATCCTTAAGGCTTCCCCTAAACTAGCAAAGATGGTATCATAACATGGGCGATTTTTACGATAAGATTACAAAGAGAATCGAAGCTGCCAAGGGCACACAGTCTGCTATTCAAGCTGGTGCAACTATGACTGGTTCTCAGCCAAATCAGATTCTAATCAATCCAGACGTTCAACTTCGTACCGAAGCTGCTGATCCTGATATGTTTCGCAAGCATCACACACTGTTCTGGGGTCGTGCAAATCCACCACATGCTGGGCATGAAGCAGCATATGATGTTGTCAAGAAAACAGCAAAGAAGAATGGTGGCACATCATCGATGGTTCTTACACGATCACAAGATCCAAAGAAGAACCCATTGACACCAGCACAAAAGGAAGAACATGCTAAGGCTGCTTTCCCTGATGTGAATACTTCTGTAACAGATAAAGAGCATCCTACACTAATGCACCACTTATCAAAACTACACGAGAATGGTGTTACTGATCTACATCTAGTTGCTGGTTCTGATCGTATTCCAGAATATCAGAGATTGCTTGACCAATACAATGGTGTTCATGGCAATCATGGATACTACAACTTCAAGACAATCAATATCCATTCGTCTGGTGATCGCGATCCAGACGCTGAAGGCGTTGCTGGTATCTCTGCATCGGTCATGCGCGCACACGCTGGTGCTGGTCGCCAGAAAGAGTTTGAAGCTGGTGCGCCATCTGCAATGAAGCCAGAACAAAGAACGAAAATGTATAATGACGTTCGCGAAGGTATGGCTGCGGGTAAAGGCAAGAAGGGTCTCAAAGAAAGCATGGAAGACTGTGATATCTGTGGTAGAACAGGATGCTTGGTACATAGAAGAAAGTATTAATCATGGATCCAAGAGCATTCAAGCCTAAGCTACCTCATGTTCTGAAGACTGGTTCTGTTGGTAATAATCCTGGCTTTCAAAGCAAACCTCGCGTTTCTGAACCTGCGATGGCAGCAACTAAACAAGAGCGTTCTATTAAAAAGAAAATAACAGGTACAGATATTCGAGCAGATCGTCCATACGGCGCACAACCAACTAAAGCTGATGCTGTGGAAAAACATCTTAAAGATCAACAACATGCTTTAAAGATTCATAAACAGAACTTTGTCAATGCCGCTCGTTCTAGAACTAATCCTGCAAAACCACATAATCCACAGAATGCAGGATCTAAAGATAGATTTGCATTCGAAGAAGCGAAGCCAAAGAAGTACAAGAAAGCACCAAACTACAAAGATAAACAAATCATGGGGCTGAATGCTACTTTTGGCGGTAACAGTCAAAGTCAAGGAGATACAACAGGCGTGACTACAAATCCATACGAAAGTGCCCGCTATAACATTCCTTTTGATCGTGCTGGTGCAGATGATAAGCCTATTGGTCTAGACAAAGACTTGGAATCAAAAGATAACACAAAGCAACTGAAGCGCCGCAAAGCCATGAAGTTGGTGAAAGCTTATGTCGATGAAGAAGGCATTGGCGGTGAAGGCACTTCAGGTGGTTGGGGAGCAGAGAATGCTGGTGACCCAGGTGCTTCTGCTAGTGGTGGTCAGAACTATACACTAGCAAAGAATGCAAACTCTAAAGGCTACAAGAAAGCCAAGACATTCAAGGCGATGAAAGAATCGCTTTTTTCTGAAATGGGTTTCGATGGCATCTCTGGTGCAACTGATGCAAGCCCAAATCAAGACGAAATAAATACTGGTACTATCGGACAGCCATTGACGATTGACTCAGCCATCAGCAATGAGAAGCGCAAAGCCAAGAAAAAGGCAGTCAAAGAGGAAATCGAAGTATCACTTGGAACCACAGGGAAACGCAAGAAAGTGTTTTCATCAAAAGTTCCTATTCGTATGGCAGACGGTTCTATTAAATCATTACCACCTGGTAAAAGTGGAAGTTCAGGGCATTAATA